CAAACAAATAATAACCACTTGTTACACCTCCCCATATACGGGAATAGTCCCGGATCCCACAAAAACAATGGTGTTATTGGGTAAAATCCGCTTTACCTGGTTTTTGTATTCCGGGCGGGCGTGGATAGCTGCGGCGATCTGGTTTCCCGTGTAGGCGTTGCCATAGTTTACACCAGGGGAAAAGATGCCATTAAAAAGTGATCTGTTTTCCTCCTCAGAGATCCGGACGGTTTGACGGTATGCCGTGCCGGTTTTAGGGTTCCAGCGCAATTTATAAGAAATTTTCATTTGTGGGAATCCTCCTTTAGTGGTATTTGGCGGGGTTCTCCCAATAGGGAGTAAAGCAAAACGGGAGTTCATACCAGGGATCCCCGGCGGGATCACGGAACACGGAAAGCAACACTTTATTTTCCAGCCGTGCCACGAGGGCAGCGGCGGCGGGCGTTTTCCGTAAATATAAATCGCTGTTGTGGTGGTCGATATCTTCGGCGGGCAGCGTTGCCACGGCTACGGCGTAAATTTCGCCGGGTTGCAATTTCTTTTCGATCATGTTTTATCCCTCCCGTTTTAATGTTCATAAAATGCGATATGCTCGCCGGGTTTTAGTTCCCAGCAGCCCACGCCACGACAAGCGCATTCCATACAGTTACCGCCGCAAATCTTCCAATTTTCAGCGGGTTCCGTCCCTTTGAAAATCACATTTGCAACGGGTAAATTATGCGGGTTTTCCATGTGCATACCGTCCCAGGCTGAGAAAATAAGCTGCATATTTTCGGGAATGTTTTCCCGGTTCATATACTCATTTACAAGGGTATATTTTTTCGTAAAGCATAAGAATTTTGTGCCGGGTAAATCTCTGGCAAGCTGGATCATTTCCCGCATATAGTCCATATTGGGGATATCGCCGGAAACATGGAAACGAAAATACCGGGTTACCATTGCGGCGGCTTTTACCTGGAGCCAGTAGCAAGCGGGGTCATTTTCCAGAATATCAAGATTGCGCTGGTATGCGTTGCGGACGCTGGCACGGATCCGGCACAGCTTAGCAGCATAACACTTTTTTGCACAGGTGCAGCCATGTGCACAGGTTACCACGGGCGGGAGGGATACGGACGGAATAAAGCCCATTTTTTGATTACCGGGGGAAATGCTGATCTTATTTTCTAACATTGTATTTTCTCCTTTACTTTTCGGGGAAACAATGTTAAAATTGTTTCGCCCTGGTTCGGTGGTTCGTCTGGGGTATTGCCGGGGTAAAGTGCTGGAACACTTTCCCCGGCGTTTTCTTTTAGCGGATCTGGAAACGCTTTTGCACCGTGGGCACGGTATAGCGGGCGGCGATTTCGGGCAGCTCCTTTTTTAATGCGGAGGTATTCAGCCGGGATCCGTTTACGGTGGTATGACTGATCTTGTATTCTCCGGCGGTGACGGTTTCCCGGTCTTCCATGGCGTTCTTGATTGCGTCCGCAATAGCTGCCATTTCGGCGGCGATTTCCTCTTGCATTCTCTGAAGTTCCTTGTACTGGTGACAAGCTGCGATCATTTCAATGGTAGACATTTGTTTTTTTCCTCCTTAAATGGTTTTCAGTTGGGCGTTGATTTCAATAATGGTTTCAAACAGGGTTTCGGCGGTTCTCAGATAGGGGACGGTTTCGGGGTAGTCGTGGGAAAGATCATTCAGAAAATCAACGATTATTTCGGCGTTGGTTTCGCTGATCTTGGCGGCTGCTTTGACGCTTGCCAGCGTCCGGCGGTTTACGGTTTCAAGTTTCATTTTGTTTACCTCCTGTTTTGTGCGGTGGGTATCATTTACATTTACCATTATACATGATTAAGCGTAAATGTCAATAGTAAAATCAAGATTAAATGTAAATATTTTTTCGGCGGCGGTTCTAAAATGCTTATACATTATAATTTAGAATTAAAAAGTACGGCGGGGACGGGTGCAGCCGGAGCCGGGAAAGCTGGAGCGGATCACAGCGGGACGGGATCCGGGACAGCCACAGCCGGAGCGCAGCCGGAGCGGGTACCCCTGGGGGATATGGGGCAGCGGGGGCGGGGTGCGTAAGTGCCTCGAATATTCCCAAAAATTAAAAAGGAAGTGATAAAAGTGAGTCAAATCGGCTTTTTGCAGTAAAGTCCTCTATAAGAACCACTATAAGAAAAAGTTTCTGGGAAAATGACTCAAACACTCACTTTTGTCACTTGTGGTGTGTTTCAGGGAAATTAGGGAATATTTTCAGTCATCTAAATATATGGAAATATCATCATGTATCTCATTCTCATATGTAAGAGGGTGTAAAAATTTTTCCCTTTTTTCCCTAAATAAATTTACGGAAACTATTGACAAAGTAAATGTAACTTCGTATAATGTAAATGTAAATTTGAAACGAGGTGTCAACCATGAAAAAAGCAGTTGCGTATTGTCGAGTATCTACCGATGGTCAAGTCGGTGAAGACAAGTTTGGTATTGCTTCCCAGAAGAACATGATTCAGCAATACTGTGATAAGAATAACATCGAGATCACAGGCTGGTTCATCGATGAGGGCGTGAGCGGTGCGAAAGAACATCGACCTGAATTTGACCGTATTCTGAATGGGGATGTAACCAACCCTCCCGTGGAATATGTGATCGTTGCGAAAGCAGATCGTATCTCCAGGGACATCAATCTGTATTATGCTTACAAGAATATGCTGTCCAAGTTGGACTTGGAAATCTTGAGCGTTTCCGAGGATTGGTCTGCACAGGATAAGCTGACCGCCATGATCTTGGAGAACTTCCTCGCCATGGCAGCTACAGTCGAGCGTGAAAGTATTCGTGTCCGAACCGCTGGCGGTCGTAAGCAGAAAGCTAAACAGGGCGGTTATTCCGGCGGTCGTGCCCCCATGGGCTATATGGTTCAGAGCGGTGAATTGGTTATCAATCCCGATGAGAGTCCTGTGGTTATTCGAGTGTTCCAGCTTCGTGATAGCGGTGAAACCCTCCTCGCTATTGTGGATATTCTGAACCATGAAGGGTATGTCACCCGAAACGGCAAGCCTTTCGTTTTGAGTACCGTTCAGAGTATCGTAAACAATCGTAAGACCTACGAAGGGTATTACCGTTACGGCAAGGATTCCGAATGGGTGCGAGGAAAGCATGAACCTATCTTGGGAGGAACAGAGGATGAGTAAGCATTGGATGGAACTACCGTATTGGGAAAGTGTAGAGATTTTCAAATGGTGGTGGCGAGGAGCCGGACAGGACGCACGGAGGTTGATTATGGATGAATTGAACAAGATTGCTTTACCTTCATCTGAAATTGACAAGTGTGATACTCGATTTTCTGCCGATTATAGTAACAATCTCTATCGTTGTGGGCATTACTGTGTGTATGCTTGGGTGAGTAAGAATTGCAGAGTAGTGTACATTGGATACGGTAGTCCTGATCGAGCCGCTACTATTCGTGGGAGAAACGACTCGTTTCGCTCTCAATCTGATGTTGAGGATATGAAAGTATTCATTCTATGTTCAAATGTGAATGAGGACGATGCTCGGAACATAGAAACTATGTGTATCTGGCGTGCTATGCTTGCGGGTTGGTCACTTACTAACAAAAGTAAAACTCTAACTCAGCGACAGCTTATCGAACTTCGTGCAGATAGAGATAATTCACCGACCAATGAGTGTTATCGGCAACTGATTGATGATTACCCAGAGGTTGCGGAATCGTATGATAAGTTAAATTCTTATTGTCTTGACATGGTGCTGAGAGAGGATAGTGAATTGCCTCACGATGTTCATTTCAAAACAACCTGTCCTCGTGAAAAAGTGAAACATATCAAATATATGTGGACGATCAATGGGGTTACGAAACCTGCAAAAGATTGGTGTCAAAAATATAGGGTTGCGTTATCGAGAGCTAATCTACTAATTGATCGTTACGGTTGCACACCCATCGAGGCTTTGACATTTCCTCGTTTGCCAAAGGAATTGTGTAGGGAAGGGAAAGACATCGGTGAGTGGTGGGAAGAACAGGGTTATCGTCCTGGTACAGATCGAACATCCCATGTCACTCCGAGAGAGGAATGGGGAGATGGATATGCCGCATACGGGGAATAGTGTGAGAGGAGTGTCGCAATGACATCATTGAAACGATGTGTCTTGATCGCCGTTATATTGGTTATGGTTGGAATTATCGTATTATTATCTCATCAATTATGGTGCAATCACGATTTCGAGGTGTCATACAAGAAGGATGCTACTTGTATCCATTCTGGTGAGATCGGTTATGAATGTCGTTTTTGCGGTAAAAGTGATGTCGAACCGATAGAACCGCTCGATCATGACATGAGATATGATTCTACCGAATTAGAAGAAGTCGGGAACAGTCTATATTCGAGAGCCATTTATATCTGCGATAGGTGTGGACAGAAGTCTTCCGATGAGCCAGAGTATTTCGGAGAGATTCCTAACAAGGATGGATGACAATTATATAATGTGAAGTAACAGCGCATGATTGCGAGGGACAGTGATGTCCTTACCAACCATGCGCTGTTTTTGTTTAGGAGGTACTATGGAAAAAGTATTGAAGATCATAGAAGCGAACATCCGTCAAAAGCCTACAATACAGGGTTTTGCCGATCAATACCATTTCTGCCTGGAGGTTCTGAAGACCGACATCAAGCTGAGTGTCCGTTATCTGAAGCGGCTCAACGATCTGTGCGAATGGGCGATGGTGAACACCCCGTGGTCGGATGTGGAAGTGAGAGAACTGTTTGAGCTGCATAAGAAGATCGTGCTGGCTGCGGCTCCCCATGACTTCGAGTGCTATCTGCTCTATGTCGAGTGGGATCGAGAGCCGGAGAAGAAATTCTATCTGCCCCGGCGGTCTGTTCTGAAGGAAGTCGTGGATGCCATGCAGGATTTGCTGGATGACAAACTGGACTTGCTGACAATTTCCATGCCACCCGGCACGGGCAAGTCTACGCTGGGCATCTTCTTCCTGTCGATGGTCATGGGTAAATATCCCGACAACCCGAACCTTGCATCGGCACACTCCGGTCTGCTGACCCGTTCCTTCTTCGATGGAGCGTTGCAGATCATCACCGACCCGGAGTATCTGTGGGCAGATGTTTTCCCCGGTGTAGAACTGGCGGGAACCAATACCAAAGAGGAAACCATCGACCTGGGCAAGAAGCATCGTTTTAGTACGCTGACTTGCCGTGCCATCAACGCATCGCTGACGGGTGCTACCCGTTGCGAGAAGATCCTCTACGCCGATGACCTTGTGTCCGGCATTGAGGAAGCCATGAGTAAGGATCGACTGGACAAGCTGTGGATCAGCTACACCAACGATCTGAAGTCCCGTAAGAAGCTGGGTGCGAAGGAAATCCATATCGCCACGAGATGGTCGGTTCATGATGTCATCGGCAGACTGGAACAGCAGTACGGTGATGACCCCAGAGCGAGATTCATTGTCATTCCCGCCCTCAATGAGAACGGCGAGAGTAACTTCGATTATGATTTCGGCGTAGGCTTCGACACCGCCTATTTCGAGGACATGATGGTGAACCTTGACGATGCCAGCTTCAAGGCATTGTACATGAACCAGCCCATCGAGCGTGAAGGTCTGGTCTACAACCAGGACGAGCTGCGGAGATACTTTGAACTGCCCGACCGGGATCCCGATGGCATCATCGCTGTTTGCGATACCAAGGACAAAGGCTCTGACTTCGCTGTCCTGCCAGTTGCGTATATCTATGGGGACGATTATTACATCGATGACTGCGTATGCGATAACGGGTTGCCGGACATCGTGGATGCAAGACTGGTGGACATCCTGTTCCGTCATCGGGTAAAGCAAGCCCGTTTCGAGAGCAATAGTGCTGGTGGACGAGTTGCTCAGAAGGTGCAGGAGCAGCTCAAGAGCCGGGGCGGTATCACGCACATCACTACCAAATTCTCCACCGCCAACAAAGAAACGAAGATCATCATCAATAGTGCTTGGGTCAAGGAGCATTGCCTTTTCAAGGACTCCTCCCTGTATCGCAGGAACAGCGAGTACGGCAAGATGGTCGATATGCTTTGTTCCTACACGATGGCGGGTAAGAATAAGCACGATGATGTCCCGGATGCTTTTGCCATGCTGGCTGACTACGCCCAGAGTTTTACTGCCGTGTCTGTCGAGGTAATAAAAAGACCGTTTTGATGGACAAA